TGACAACTTCGTCGAGCCCGCCGTTAGGATGACCGCTGATTTCGGCAGCCGTGTGGCGACGTCGGTGGTCAACGGCGCCAATGCCGCCAGGTCAGCGTTTATGACTCTGGCTACGGCGGCTCGTGACAACTTCGTCGAGCCCGCCGTTCGCAGTGTCATCGATCTCGGTAGTCGTATCGGCTCTGCGATCTATACCGCTTCGGCGCCGGTACGCAACGCCTTCTCAACCCTGGCTACAGCGGCTCGCGACAACTTCGTCGAGCCTGCTGTTCGGATGGCGATGAGCATAGGCGGCCGGATCGGGTCGGTCGTCGGGGGAGCGGTCTCTAAAGTCTCGGACTTCATGGCGCCTGCTCTTGAGCGGGTGTCGGCTTTCGCCAGCGCTGTACCCGGGAAGATTTCGGCGGCCTTTAGCACCGTCAGTTCGGTCACCGGCAGCGCGTTCTCCAAGGTCGGCTCGATCGCCAGTAGCGCTTTCTCCAAGGTTGGAGAGTACGCGTCCAACGCCTCGTCGCTCGTCAAGTACGGCATCGATCGTACGATCCCGGCGGTGAGCTCGGCAGCCAGCCGTATCAAGGGCGTGTGGTCCGAGGCGTGGGCCAAGATGCCTGAGCCGGTCCACAACATGGTTTCCGGGATCGGGGGTGTGTTCCAAGGAATCCCCGGGAAGCTCGGCTCGGCTCTTACGACCGCCAAGGACGTCGCAGGACGTGTCGCTGGCACTATCGGCTCCACAATCTCGGACGCCATCGGCGTCGGCGTGAAGGCCGCCGGAGTGGCCGCCGCCGGGCTCGGCGCGGTACTCGCTACCAACCTGGGCGGGGCCATTGAGCGCGCTGATCAGCTGAACAACTTCCCCAAGGTGATGTCGAACATCGGCTTCTCCTCGCAGGAGGCGGCTGAGCAGATCAAGCGCATCTCCTCCTCCCTCGACGGGCTGCCGACGGCGACGAACGATATCGTTCGCCTGGCGCAGTCCATGACGCCGCTTACCGGTGACCTGACATCGGCTACTGACGTGTCGCTTGCCCTGAACAACGCGCTGCTTGCCGGTGGTGCGTCGGGCACTCTCGCGGCCAACGCCATGGAGCAGTACCGTCAGCAATTCGCCGTCGGCAAGGTGGACATGATGGCATGGCGGTCGATGACCAACGCCATGCCGGGCCAGATGGACCAGCTCGCCAAGTCCATTCTCGGCGTCGATGCCAACAGCCAGACGCTCTACAAGGCCATGAAGGATGGCACGGTTTCCTTCGGGGACTTCAACAACGCCCTGTTGAAGCTCAACACCGAGGGCGGGGAGGGCTTCGCCTCGTTCGAGACGCAGGCCCGGTCTGCTACTGGCGGTATCGGCACTGCGATCACGAACGTCAAGAACCGTATCCAGAAGGCCATGGCCTCGATCATCGAAGCCATCGGCGTTGAGAACATCAGCGGGAAGCTCAACAAGATTTCGGAGGGCTTCGTCGGGCTTGGCGACAAGATCGCGGGCGTCATCACCAAGATGAAGTCGGCGGGTTCGTTCGAGTCGCTGAAGACAACCATGTCCGGACTCGTGCCGGTCTTCGGTCTCCTCGGCGGCTCGTTGGGGCCCCTGCTGACCCGCATTCCTCTTCTGGGCGGCGCCTTCTCCGGTCTGACCGCCCCCGTCGGGTTCACCATCGGGCTGTTCATCTCCATGTGGCAGCAGTCGGAGAAGCTTCGTACCTCCGTGTCGGACGCCTTCACCGCGCTGGGCACCGCGCTCGCCTCGTCGGGTATCCAGACCGCTGTGTCGGAGCTGTCTACTACGTTCAGCCAGGTGTCTCAGATTATCGGGGACTCGTTGGGGAAGGCGATCGAGCTCGTCGCTCCCCCGTTGGCCAATATGGCGGAGACGCTTCTCCCGCTCATATCTCAGGCCATCAGTACTCTCGTGGCGGTTCTGGGTCCGATTGTCGGCACGATCATCGAGAAGCTTGGGGAGTGGCTGGCGGTCATCATTCCTGTCCTGACCGAGGTTGGACAGATCGTCATCCCGTTCATCACCAAGGCGATTCAGGACCTCGGGGCTTTCCTCGGGCCGCTCGTCGATTTCCTTGGCACGATCCTGGTTGACGCGTTCAGGCTTCTCGCGGCGGTCGCCGTACCCGTCTTCCAGGCCATCGGGGCGGTGGCCAACTGGCTGTGGGACAACATCCTCGGCCCCGTCCTGCGCTGGATGGGTGAGCACCTTCAGGCGCTCACCGACTACCTGGACCAGGGTTTCCGCGCCAACACTGAAACCGCACTGACGGCCGTTGGGAATGCCTGGAACTGGCTGTACGAGAACGCCGTTGCGCCGTTCATCAATTGGTGGAACGAGACAGCCTGGCCCGCCATCCAGACCGGATGGGGCTACATTGTTGCCGCGGCGGAGGCCGCATGGCCCTATGTCGTGGCGGCCTGGAACTGGATTTGGGACGCGGTCTCCGGGTTCGTCACCTGGTGGCAGACCTCTGCGTGGCCCTGGATCCAGTGGGGTTGGACTCAGTTTGCCGAGCTCGCCGCATGGTTGTGGCCTTACGTCGTGGCAGCCTGGAACTGGATCACGGATGCGGTCTCCGGGTTCGTCACCTGGTGGCAGGAGACTGCCTGGCCCTGGATCCAGTGGGGATGGAGCCAGTTCGCCGAGTTGGCTGCATGGCTGTGGCCTTACGTCGTAGCAGCCTGGGACTGGATCACGGACGCGGTCTCTAGGTTTGTCACCTGGTGGCAGGAAACCGCTTGGCCCTGGATCCAGTGGGGGTGGAGCCAACTTGCCGCATTGGCCGAGTGGATATGGCCCATCATCCAGCAGGCTTGGAATTTCATCTACGACGGGGTTGCGGGGTTCTACAACTGGTGGGTGACTACGGCCTGGCCGTGGATCACGTGGTCGTGGAACAACCTTGTGGCGGTCGTCAACTTTCTTTGGCCTGCTGTCCAGGCGGCGTGGAACTTCATTATGGCGGCCATCGAGCCGGTGTACACGTTCATCGTCTATGTTGTGTGGCCGCTCATTGTCGCGGCTTGGAACGGTATCGCGACTGCAGCCACCACGCTGTGGACTCTGATTCAGATTGCTTGGCAGGGCATTCAGGCGATTGTGAGCACTGTCGCCAATTTCATCACCGGTGTGGTGGTGCCGATGGTCACCACCGCCTGGAGTTTGATTTCAGCGGGTGCCTCCGCCATGCAGAGCGGAGTGTCGAGCGCCTGGGGCCTGCTCCGTAGCAGCGTCAGCTCCGCCGGGAACTGGCTTCAGAACACGCTTCTCCCAATGATTAGTCGTACGTGGGACGGGATCGCCAGGGGTGCCCTAGCGATGCGGGATGGAGTCGCCAGCGCGTTCGAGCGAGTCAAGGCAGCCGCGGCCCAGCCGATCAACTTCGTCATCCGAACGGTGTACACCGGCGGCATTAAGAAGTTGGCCGACAGTGTTATGGAGGCGCTGGGCCTCGACTTCCGCATGCCATCGGTCCCGGAAATCAAATTCGCCTCCGGCGGTGTGCTGCCAGGCTATTCCCCGGGCAGGGACATCTACCATTTCACCTCGACCGACGGGGGCGGACGTCTTGCCCTATCCGGTGGCGAGGCGATCATGCGGCCCGAGTGGGTGAAGGCTGTTGGCGGCCCGCGCATGGTCAATGCCATGAACGCAGCCGCCTCCAGTGGGCACCGTATCCCCGGTGGGGATCTCGGTGGTGCCTCGTACCAGGCGTTCGCGCCGGGAGGTATCTGGGAGCCCTTGAAGGACAAGATCGGCTCCACGGTTGAGAAGGCCGCGCATTGGGTTTCCAGTGCTGCGGAGGCCGCCACCACCATCATGTTGGACCCGGCGGGGGCTATCGAGACGATGGTCAAGGGCCAGGTTGACAAGCTCATGGGCGGATACAGCGGGTCCAAGAGCAACTTCATGTGGAAGGCTGGCGAGGCCGTTGTAGGCAAGGTGCTTGGCGGCCTGAAGGACTACACGGTGGCTCACGCCCCGAAGCCGTCTTTCGGCGGCGGCGACGGGCCGGTCGATATGACCGGTGCAACGGACCTACCGTCCGCAGCCCGCAAGGCCATCGGTACACCCTATGTGTGGGGCGGGTCGTCCGTCCCCGGCGGGCTGGACTGCTCCGGTCTGGTCTACTGGGCTGCAAAGCAGCTCGGTTGGGGCTGGCCCAGGCTGACGGCTGCCGGATATCAGGCGGGTTCTCGCCCCGGTAACGCCATGGTCCCCGGAAACCTGTTGTTCTGGGGATACCCGGCGCACCACGTGGCAATCGCGTCGGGTGGCGGCCGGATGATCGAGGCGCCCACTTTCGGCATCCCGGTCCGTGAGATCGGTATCTACGGTGGCCCATCCGCGGGCGTCTACGGCTACGACTCCGGTGGCTGGCTGCAGCCTGGAGCCACCTTGGCGGTCAACAAGACCGGTCAGCCGGAGGCCGTTGTCACCAACAGCCAGTGGAACAAGCTCGACCGTCTGGTGGACGCTATCGAGAACGGTTCGTTCTCAGGGGGGAATCGAGAGCTCGTGATCGTGGACGCAGACGGCGACCTGATTGGTCGGATGCAAACGGAGGCCGTTGGGGCAATCGTCGAATACGACCGTCTTAACCATTGATCGCAGTTGATAGGATATGGCTGTAGAAACCGCACAGGAGGGCACCCATGGCGCTGACAGGCTGGATCGCCACGCATACCGGGCTGCCTTCCCTGATGGCCACAGGCAAGGAGCCGATCTATGTCGGCGACCGTCTCCTGACAGCGCCGGGGTTCGCCCGCGCACCCCGCTCCACCATGTGGTGGAAGCACTCTAGGGCGGAGGAGCGGGGGCCGCTCCTGACGGAACCCAGGACGACCCTCGTGTCCGATGCCTTCGCCGTGCCCGGCTCAACCTACACCTACACCCAGGGCGATTCTTCGGTGACACTCACCCGCCCCAAGGGGGAGTGGTGGCAGGCGGTCATCTCCGGCATGGACGGCAGGGTCTTCCCCGGCGTGGCCTGGGACGACAACGGTGACCCGCGGGATTGGAAGTCAGGGGTTCATAGCTTCAACGACCGCACTTGGCGATGGCCTCTCAACGACCCCGCGAGGACGGGCACAGGTGTGCTCACCCTGCTGAACGGTGAGCAGCATGAGCGCCTATGGGATCTGATACGCCGCTCTGAGCCGCTGATCGTGCTGCCGGGTGAGCACACCGTGTCTTTGTCGCCGCGGTTCGTCATCATTACCAAGGCGGCTTCGAAGCGGCTGTATGGTGATGCGGTCGAGTACTCGTGTTCTTGGACTGAGGTTCCGGAGGATTCCCCAGTCTTGGCGGGCAAGACGAGTGGCTACGGCGCCGCCCCGGTGGTCAACTGGGGTGAGTGGGGCAACCTCGACAAGGACGTGTGGGCCCACCGCACCCCGATCGAGCTGTGCCGTCAGATCGCGGGGATGCCGTGAGGCCGGGGCCAACGACCGACGACCTTGCGGGCGGCGTCGCCGTCGGGGCGCGTATCGACGTCATTCGCGGCGGGAGGGTGCTCGCCGTCGGTGTCCCGGCGGAGGGGGTGACGCTCCAGTGGTCAGGCGGCTCCAGGGCCGTGCCCGGACAGCTCTCCTACAGGTGCCCCCTGTCGTGGACGCCGTTGGATCCGCTGGACGCGCTGAACAACTTCGGGCAGCGGTCGATCCTGACGGCGCTGATCGAGGATCGGACCGGCCGCCGCTGGGAGATCCCTATGGGACATTTCGTGCACACCACCTGGAGCACGGGCAATGATTCCGTGACCGTGACCGCCACCGACCTCATGCAGCTGCTCGAAGACAACCCCGCCCCGTGGGGGTCCTCCCCGCCGGAGGACGCCACCACGTTAGGTGAGTTGCGCCGTCTGTCCGACAATGTTGTGCCGATTTTCCTGGAGGACAACGTCTCGGATCGTCCCGTACCCCGAACGTCTCAGTGGGGGACCTCCCGGACCGAGGCCGTTAGGAAGCTCGGGGAGTCTCAGGGTTTCGCCCTACGGGCGGGCGGCGATGGGGCGCTGCACGCCTACGCCACACGGCGGACCACACGGCCCGACGTCATCTACTCGGCTGAGAACGGGATGCTGGTGAACGCCCCTCGGGCGCCCCGCTCCGGCGGTCGCCGCCCCAACCGCTGGTACTCGACCGGCACCAAGCAGGGGCAAGGCGACAAGAAGAACGAAGAGAAATGGACCGCTGTCAGGACGATGACGGCCCAGCCCTACGAGCCCGAAGGGTATGGCTGGATCACCGCCCACAAGGAGGTCTCCGGCGCCGAAGACGAATTCGCCGTCGAACAGGCGGCCGATGCTCTGATGCAGGCCGATCTGCAGTCGGCACAGTCCCGTTCCCTGGAGGTCGTGCCCGACGCACGCATCGAGGTCGGCGACGTCGTCGGGGTTGTAACTGAGGAGCGGGAGCATTTCGCCGGTATAGTTACTGCCTATAACCTGCCACTGACAGAGCCGGACAAGACTATGCGCATCGACATTAACGTGCTGGAGGAATGATGGCACATCGTGTGAAGCCCTCTCTCCTCATCGACACGGTTCCGAGCACCCGACGGCAGCCGGGTACGGGGACGATCGCCGTCCCTCCGGCCCCCGTGTCTTGGACTTACGGGAAGATCATCAACACCCCGAGTACTGACGCCTCGCTCCCGCCGGGCTGGGTCGAGGTGGGCATACCCTACGGCAACCCTGTGTGTAAGTCGGTGGGGGAGTCCGACGGTATCAGTACGTGGGTGGGTGCCCGGGTCATGGTCATCCTGGATACGTCGGGCCGGGTCGTCAAGATCAGTGATCCGATCGCTGAGCCGGGCCCAGACGACAACGTCGAGTACCTTGGGCAGTCTGGGCGGCGACTCAAGAAGGCTCTCGACAACGCCGTGAAAGCCCAGCGGGCCGCGGATCAGGTCCGGGACAACGCTCGTGAGGCGGAGAACAAGGCCTCGCAAGCGGCCCGGGATGCGGCCAAGGCTCTCAAGGTCGGCGAGGCGAACCGCCCGCCCCACGTGGGGGAGAACGCCCCGGAGAATCCGCCGCTCGGAATGTTGTGGTATGTCACCGATGTTAACGGTAACATCACGGCGGTCCGGCTCTGGGACGGCAACCAGTGGCTGCCCCGCCCCCTCGTGGCAGACAGCGTTCTCGTCCCCGGCTCCGTGGGGGACGCCTCGATCAAGGATGGGGCGATTACGGCGCCCAAGATCTACGCCTCCAAGGAGTTGTCCGCCAAGATCGGTGCGTTCCTCGAGGTCACCACCGACATGCTCACCGCGGGGAACGCTACGATCCCCGGCACCGCCGTCGTCGGTGACCTGATCGGTAACCGGCTCATGGGTGGTGAGCTCGCTCTAATCGACACCGATGACTCGACGCAGACGGTTTCGCAGGACTTCCTCAAGGGCTTTGAGGGTTGGTCCCCGCGCACCGCGCTCGTCAAGTCCATGGCTATGAGGCAGGAAAACGGGGCGCTGGTTTTCGAGCCGTCTCAGACTGAAGCGCCCCTCGCTGACAGCGTGACGGGTCCGGTGGTGCCGGTCGCGGAGCACATCGGGTCGATAGCTGGCCTCACGGAGTCCTCTGGCGATATCAAGCTCACCATGGATCTCAAAGTCCGTGGCGAGCAAGACGGTACCCTCTCGATCGTTACAGCGAGCGGCAAGAACATCAAGCGCCGCTTCACCGGCGACAAGCTCGGTAACGTTCACATTGAGGAGCAGCTACCCGACGGCGACCCGTTAGGGCCGGGGTCGAACTTGGCCATCTATGTTGAGCCGCGGCCGTGGCCGCCCCAGGTGGTCGTCCGGAGTGTCCAGCTGTCATGGCGCCGGACGCGTAAGTCAGGTATGANTGAGCCGCGGCCGTGGCCACCCCGGGTAATTATTCGGAAGGTCTCGCTCTCGTGGCGTCGAACGCGCAAGTCGGGCATGCGGATTTTCCGGGACCAGAAGGGTACCGCGAAGATCGAGATCACTGACAGCGTCGGAGGCGTATCGACGCTGGACAGCTCTGGTGTCTCCTACCGCCCCGTCGGGGGTGTCGATAGCACGCGCCGGTGGAAGACTTTCACTACGCCGCCGCTACTTAGCGTCGTTTTGAAAAATGGCACTGGCGGCGGCAAGGGCGACACGTGGATCTATTTCACGCCTAAACAGCTGGGCGATTGGGAAATACTCAACCGGGGTGGTTTCACCGTCACAGACATAGGGTACAACGTCCCCGCAGACGGATTCTACCGCCTATCTGTCAATGTATGGTT